CCAAGATTCTAAATTATCTTGTTGGTCTCTTGATGGTCGATAAAACACTCTATATTGCAAGATAGTTTCATCGTAGTAGTAATCATCCTCAACTGGATTTTCATTCAGTTGGGCATCACCTTTAATAACCTTGATGTATTCATAGCCACCTTGATTACCACTAACCAAAGTCTGCTCGCCATCAAAATTTTTAAAGATAGACTCGTCATTATTTTTATTCAATAAGTACATTGTTTTATTCCTCCATAGAATAAGTTTTTAATAATTAATCCACGATGTCGTGGATACCAAGACTAGGTAATTGCTTACCTAGTTTCGCCACCTTTCAGTGTTGCTCGTCAGTTGGTTTATTTATCCAATCGTCTATCTATTTTTTTCTTTAACTCTTTTGGAGTTGTTGCAAAAATACCAAGACTAGGAACAAAGTATTCACTACTAACTACATACTCGCAGTTGAAGTTGTAATTCCTTTTTACGTCAACATCTATCCCTCGATAGATGTATGCATAAGCACTAGGATTAACTTTGTTTTTGCTTAATGGATAATTCTTCATAATACATACCTCCATGTATGTTTCTTGTACCCATCCATTTACTAGCAACATGCTAGCAAACTGGATACTCATTCAGCTTGTTAATTCAAGGACACTTGGAGGAAGTGTCCTCAAAGTTATTCCCCTCGCACTCTTTAATCTTTACCATTCGAATCAAGGCTACTAACCTGAACGTGCAAGGACTTTCCTTTGAGATTTGTGAGTCTTGCTTTCTGCTCTCTCACACTCGCCACTTCATTAGGGGGATTCAGAGTTGGGCTTTTACCATCCACTCATTGGAGGATGAACCTACCCAAGACCTACTTCGAGACCCTCACCTTTAAACCTTTAGAGTACCCATCGTGGGTGGTGGCTAGCTTTTAAAGTCATCATCGTTTTGGACTTCGTTATGAGACCCATTATACGCCTATTGTCATCATATTCAACATCATAATAGCTAGCAGTATGTGAGCCTTCCCCAACTAACTATGACGAGTTAATATTCTTTGCATGAAGAAAGATAAAACTCCCAAGCTAGAAGTCGTAAAAAAAGAACCTGAACTCACCATCAAGCAGAGGCAATTTGTGAACGAGATTGTTAAGGGCAAGTTAGGAAGTTATAAGGAGGCTTACGCTAAGGTCTACGATGTTTCTCTAACCAAGCAAGGGAAGATACCCAAGTGGGTCGAGGTGGAGGCTAGCAAGCTAGTAGCGAACCCTAAGATAGCACTAAGCATACAAAAGGCTATTGAACGTAAAGAGGTCTCTACAGTTGCATCCAGTCTTAGGCTCAAGAACTATGTCATAGAAAAGCTGTACCAAGAATCAACTACTGGTTCAGATGCATCGAGGGTTAGAAGTCTCGAACTATTAGGCAAGACCATAGGACTATTCTCTGACGTTGTAGAGACTAAGGAGGCTAGACCATCAGACGAGATTCAATCAGAGTTAGAGGAACGCTTAGCAGAACTCCTAGCAAGTAAATAGCAGAGCAATACCACCCTATTTTTGACCCTATATATAACAGACCCCACCCCCCCTTTTCGCAGTGCGTCACGCACGACATACATACATAGTAATTTGCACATTCATATAGTAGTTTTCACAGGTAATTGCTTTTTGCTAGCATGTATTTAGTGTACCCCACCCCCTATTTCTGTAGTTTTTTAATGGGTCCCATACCAATCGAAAAATTTTTTTGCAATTTTTTGTTGATTTTTCTTGTGAAGAGGTGCAATATTGTAAAATCTGTAGATTCTTATATCTAGTACACAGACATTTAGTTTACAGATGGCAAGTATGTACCTACTATAGGGATTACCTAGTAAGTTTTTTTATTTAGTACATAGTTATTAGGTATATACTAACTAATTAGTATGAATAGCCACTTAATAAGCAAGATACATAGCTTAGATGTAGAAGAAAAGCGTGAGTTATTGGGTCTATTAGAAGAATTAGACAAGGCTCAGGCTAGAGAGAAGTGCGGAAATGCCTTTTTGCCCTTCGTTAAAGAGATGTGGTCTGCTTTTATTCATGGTAAACACCACGAAATCATGGCTGAGGCGTTTGAAAGGGTCGCAAACGGAGATTTAAAGCGATTAATCATCAATATGCCTCCTCGTCATACCAAGTCAGAGTTCGCATCGTACCTATTACCTGCATGGTTCTTAGGAAGATACCCAGATAAGAAGATTATTCAGACGGCTCACACGGCTGAGTTGGCTGTAGGGTTTGGGCGAAAGGTCAGAAACCTTGTCAACAGTAAAGATTTTAAAGAAATATTCCCCAATGTTAGTTTGCAGGCTGACTCTAAAGCAGCAGGGCGTTGGAACACCAATAAAGGTGGAGAATATTTCGCCATCGGGGTAGGTGGTGCTGTAACTGGTAAGGGTGCTGACCTGCTCATTATAGATGACCCACATTCAGAACAAGAAGGTGCAAGTTCTGATATCAATGTTTTTAATAGAACCTACGAGTGGTACACATCAGGTCCTCGTCAGCGTTTACAGCCTAAAGGTTCAATCGTTGTAGTGATGACTAGATGGCATCAGAAAGACCTTACAGGTCAAGTAGTTGATGCTAGCATTAAAAGAGGCGGTGCAGACCAGTGGGAAGTTATAGAACTTCCTGCCATTTTACCTTCGGGTTCTCCTTTATGGTCTGAGTTTTGGAAGCTAGAAGAATTACAAGCTCTCAAAGCTGAACTGCCTGCATCTAAGTGGATGGCTCAATACCAACAAGACCCAACTGCTGAAGAAGGTGCATTAGTAAAAAGAGAGTGGTGGAAAGAATGGAAGTACACAGAACCCCCTACCTGTGAGTTTATTATCCAATCTTGGGATACTGCGTTTCTTAAAACACAACGAGCAGACTATTCAGCGTGTACCACTTGGGGTGTCTTTTATAAAGAGAACGAAGAAGGTCAGTTTGTGCCTAATGTTATTTTATTAGACGCATATAAAGAAAGGCTTGAATTTCCTGAATTAAAGAAAATAGCGATGGAAAAGTATCGTGCTTATAGTCCTGATGCCTTTATCATTGAAGCTAAGGCTGCTGGTATGCCTCTTATCTTTGAGTTAAGGCAAATGGGTATCCCAGTTCAAGAATACACTCCTAGCAGAGGTAACGATAAAATATCAAGGGTTAATGCAGTATCAGACTTATTTGCATCTGGAGTTGTTTGGAGTCCTGCTACTAGATGGGGTGAAGAAGTTATAGAAGAGTTTGCAGCTTTCCCTAACGCAGAACATGACGATTTAGTAGATAGCAGTACGCAAGCACTATTAAGATTTAGACAAGGTGGGTTTGTTCCTTTGCATACAGATGAAGAAGACGAACCTTTAGAACACAACAGAGTTGCAGATTATTACTAGGAGTTTACATTGGCAATAGAAAACAATAGACCATTTACACCTCCTGAAGGTTTAGATGAGCTTGATACAGATGAAGGTCAGATAAGTATTGCTGTAGAAAATCCTGATTCAGTAGCCATATCTACTGAAGATGGGGGGATGATTATTGATTTTGACCCTAAAGAAGATACTCCTGATGAAGAGTTTGGAAGTAACTTAGTCGAATTTATAGACGAGAATGAATTAGAGAAAATAAGCTCAGAGTTAGTTTCTGCGTTTAATATGGATAAAAATTCTCGTAAAGAGTGGGAAGAAACCTATACTAAAGGCTTAGACCAACTAGGTTTAAAGATAGAAGAACGCACACAGCCTTGGAATGGAGCATGTGGTGTGTTTCATCCTATGCTATCTGAAGCAGTAATAAGGTTTCAGTCTCAGGCAATTTCAGAGATATTTCCACCTCAAGGACCAGTTAAGACAAAGATTGTCGGTAAAATAACCGATGAAAAAGAAAAACAATCCATAAGAGTTCAAGATTACATGAACTATTTACTGACTTATGAAATGTCAGAGTATAGAACAGAAACTGAGAAACTTTTATTTTCTTTACCTTTGGCAGGTTCTGCTTTTAGAAAAGTTTATTATGACCCAACACTAGGAAGACCTAGTGGAATATTTGTGCCTTCTGAAGATGTGGTTGTTAATTATGGTGCAAGTGATTTAGAAACTTGTGAGAGAGCAACCCATGTTATGCGTAAGTCTGCTAACGATATACGCAAGATGCAAGTAAATGGTTTTTATAGAGATATAGATTTATCTGATGCTGAAAATAACTATTCTGAAGTTCAAGAAAAATACAATGAACTGACAGGTGAAATGGATAATGGCAAGTATGATAAAAGACATACGCTGTTAGAAATGCAGGTAAACCTTGATATTAAAGGTTTTGAAGATAAGTCAAATGGTATGGCTACAGGCATACAACTCCCTTATGTAGTAACAATGGATTATCCAAGCGGTACTATATTAAGTATTCGTAGAAACTTCTATGAAGATGACCCACAGAAAAAACGTAGAACACACTTTGTTCACTATCAGTACCTACCAGGATTAGGTTTCTATGGGTTTGGTTTAATACACATGATTGGTGGATTAGCTAAATCTGCTACCAGTTTATTAAGACAACTTGTTGATTCAGGAACATTAGCTAACCTACCAGGTGGT